CAGCAATCAATACTCCATTCTTACCAGCGCCCCAAACAACTGGAACAATATGAATTTCTTTAGGAATTTTTTTAATCTGAAGCTCCTGTGGGTTTTTTAAAACCTCTTCATCAATAACAATTCTGTAATGAACACCTTTTGCGGCAAGTCTTTTTACCTCAGAATCAAAACCCCTTTTGTTCGCCCTAATAGCAAGGAAAGCCTCCTTTGGAGACTCAATATGAAAATTGAATTCGTGTCCAAACTTATTTCGCAACTCGCCATAAAGATAAACTTTAGTCATATTGCTTTTTTAAGATTTGTACATAATCCTTACTAACGTGAATCGATTTCGGCAAAATAAGATTAAACTTTTCAGACTTTTTGCTGTAGATTAGGAACGGGATACAGGAGTTCTCGCAATTAAATTGATCGAACTTTGACTCAAGCTCACCAGAGTCTGGATGGGTATGATAGATCGCCGCCAATTTCCCTGTTTTAATTTTCTTTAAAATTTCGAGCGGATGAATTTCAAAGATATCATTTTGATATACAGCTACATTCTTGGCTGGCTCACTCGTCAATTCGCCTCCTTCAACCAGAATAAATCCACAAACTTCAGCGTCAGATGTATTAGCGTGCTCAACAATAGATTTCATATTAGGACGAAATTGAATACTCCTCTGTTCCGGGAAAGCCACCAAAAGGCAGATAAGGCTTGTTGCCAAATCTCATTTTACAGCCTTCGATTGTTCTTGAGCATTGGTCTGCGACCCAGTACTCTCTGTTGAATAATGGACTTTTAGCTGGAGAGGCGGTGTGATTTTTTAAACAGAAATAAAACCTTTGCAGAGGCTCCCAATTTGGAATTGCATTTACATCGCGTTTAGACACCTTTATGTTATGATTCTCAACGTAAACATAATCGCCTACTCTATAATTTGTAGTATTTCTCCAAGGCCCAGCAAACGTTTCTCCCAGCACAGTATCTTTATCTAAAGAGATTGATTTGGTGATAGACAAAGTGGTAAAAAATCTTTGGCTTGAGGTCAGAGATCCGTATTCAGTTGGATCATAAAGAAACCTTGTGAACGGAATAGTTATGAAGCTGCTTGAATTTGGAACTTTATAATTTACGCTTAGTGATTGATTGCTGTCGCTACCATTTGCCTCATAATACCTAAGCACAAATCTATGGTAGCCCTCTGCAAGCGTAACTGTTCCGCTCACAGTGTTGTTGCTGCTGCTGGAACTTGGTTTATAATAAGCACAAATTTTAACTCCATCTATAAATAATTCTGCGGTATCGTTAACGATTACTTGGAATTCATAAGTACCTCCCTGACCGTAGTCCACTTTAAAGTAGCCAAGATACTCATAGAAATATAAATCAATATTTTCTAGGGTAAAACTAGTAGCTAAAGTTTCTGATGAATACTGTGCAGCTGCTATCTGAGCGGTCAGAGCTTCAGTAGTGAGAGGCCATACGGCTGAAGCAATAGTGTATTTTCTTCTTACCAAAGACCCTTCGTTTAAATCTGTAGGCAACGTCAGCCTCAAGTTGTTTTCGTCAGCAACAGGTGGTCCCATGTATCTGCATCCATTGCCTCTGTAATGAAAGGAACAATACCGAGCCATTACAGTTCTTCTTGGGAAAGTTACGTTCTCAATTTCCAGTGGAGAAGCCAACTCAAGTTCAATTGCAGCCCTATTTTCACTAGCTCTTCTAAGAATAAAAAATACTTGATCTTCTAATCCAGCAGTAGCATCCGCTGATCCGTAAGGGTTTCGACCCTCAGCAAAGTTGGCGTTATCTAAAAATTTTAAAAATGTTCTTTTTCTAACAATCTTGGCACCGACAAGGTTATTATAACGTCTAATCAGATTAGAAACGAAGAAGTCTTGGTTAGAAACTGCCAGCTTTGGTCTTGGTAAGCTGCCATCGCCTTTACTTTCAAAACCAGAGCTTTGAATTGGAAATGGCAGATACTCAACTCCTTGCCAATATATCGAACTGTTAATTCCATTAGTTCCGCCGTGAATGTAAAGTTTATCGTCAGGAGTGTTGACGTAATCATAATAAATAACGAAGAACTCCAGAAGAGCCGTTGGCTCCAATGAAAATAGTTCAGAATTTACTTTTTGACTAGACTCCCTTGACATTTCCTTTTACCTTTAGATTATATTACACCGATGGACCCTAAAAGCAAGATAAAAATAGATTCTTTTGAGGTCAGTAGGATGTACCTGACAGACATTCCAGAGGTATTAAAAATGGCTGTTGAGGCCCAATCCTCTTTTGGAGTTAACCCAATATCATCTCCTACAGCCTTTATCCAAGAAATGAGCAGGGTATTGCAGACAAACACCAGATTCTCCTTTGTTTTCCGCTCAAAGAATAAAATATTCGCGGCTTTCATCTTTAAGGCTAAAAGCAGCAAAAGTGCTGACTTTCTATACGCTTTCTCAAATCCTAGAATTTTTCAGACAGATGAGATGTATGAAGCTTTCTCAAATAAATTGAAAGAAATGCCATTTGACGTTATCTATGCTTATATTCTAAAGAAGAGAAAAAGGTTTGAAGTTTTCGTCAGATTTTTAAAATCACTTGGATTTAAAAAGATTTTTAATGAAGACGAACTTTATTTGATACTTTCGAACGAAAAGGCTTGACAAAGCTTGTCTGAGGGTTTAAATTCATAGCAATGAATTTAAGCAGGCTGGTGAACCTTGCCAGAAATTTGATCATCTATGACGACATCGAATTGCGGTGTCGGCACTTTGCCTTTATTCTAAATAAAAGCAAAATAGTTTCTATTGGTCGCAACTCAAAGAAATCTCATCCGATTAACCAAAAGTATGGTTACTTTGACGGAAGTGGCTTGCACGCAGAGGCTTGTGCCGTAATCAAATCGGGAAATATCGACCACTCAAGGCACACTTTAGTCACATTTCGTATTGACAGGAACAATAAAGTTGCTATGGGTAAGCCATGCAAGCACTGCCAAAAGCTTCTGAATGACGTTAGTTTTAAAGAGATTTATTATTCTAATGAACAAGGGCAATTCGAAAAAGCCTAAAGAAATTTTTAAATACTTATACCCAATCTAATGAATATATTGATTATTGAAGCTACTAGCAAGCGTAAACCGCTGGCAGAGGATTATAGCGACACTTCCATCGTACATTGTCGAAATAGCCTAATTTTGAAGAATGCTCTTGGCGCCGATCTTCTTGATGGCGAATATTTCCTACCAGAAGTATTAAAGAAGCAGTACGATATCATCATCTGCTGCTATGCCTCGCCTTATATGCCCCATGTACCTTATCGTCAGGTTCTAGAGAAGAACCCCAAGGCAAGGTATATCTGGCTTGTAAACGATCACGATATTGAAGACAATCAGCTTTTACGCTGGGGCGTAGTCAATATGGGTTTAGTGTACGATATGATCTGCAATAATCCAAGAGAAGGATATCGCCACTGGATCTTGAACAAGAATATTGCAAATAGAAAACTTAACGACTTTATCTATAAGTGGCTGACCGTTAATCTGAACTCGTTGATTATGGACGAGAACAGAAAACCAGTTGATCATTCGCAAAAGAATGGCGTAATTTATTACGGCACCTACCGCAAATGGCGAGCCGAATCCTTTAAAAAGTTTCTAACTGAAGGAGTGTTTCTTTCTGCTTCAAATAAGAATTGGAAAAAATTCCAAGCTCTTGGCTGCAATTGCAACTATATGCCGAAGCTTGAATGGCAGAAAAACAACGAAGATCTTCGCAAATTTAAATACTCCATTTATATGGAAGACGAGCATACTCATAAGAACTATGCCTTCCTTGCTAACCGCTTCTACGAGGCTCTGATGGCAGATGTTGTGATGCTGTTTGATGCCGACTGTTCCAACACTATCCAGAAGTGCGGCTACACTATTCCCGAGCGGCTAATCATCGACAATGAAAAACTGAAAAATGGCGTCGCTAATTATGCAGAATCTCTTGCTTTTCAAACAAACCTGATGTATCAACAGACATTCTTCGATCAGGCGATTAGTGAAAAACGAACCGCAATCAAGCAAATAAAAGATTTTCTTCTATGAAATTCAAAGGACGAATTGAACTGACGCAAAAGTCAGCAAAGCACCTCGGAGTCGATGTCAAAAAGCAATATGAAATCGACCTCTTGTCAAAGGCAAAGGTTATTACAAATAATAACTATATTTTAATCTCAGTGCCAGAACTCGGCATTGAGGGCGAGATTCAAGTTAATGAGACGAGTTTCTTCACTCAAGAGCTTGAAATTAAGGGCTGGTTCTCGGTTAGTCCAGAAGCTTACCTATGCCAAGTCAGACTAGTTTTACAACAATGAGATACAAAATAAATACAACCTTCAACGTGTTTGGAGACCAGTTGATCCGTGGCAGAACTGGTCAACAAGTCACTCTCTACAAGCACGACTCTATTCGGGTAGTAAGCCGAATGAAGGATATGTGGGACAGTGAGATCGAACACTGGCAAACTTCCTGCGGATGGCTATTAAAAATCACCCAAGATATTTTACCATATTTTGATAAGCACGAAAACCAACTATGATGACACTAAAAGAGCAGGAAGATAAGGTATACGAAGAGTTTTTGAAAGTCAAAACAGACTTTGAAACGCTTCTTGATCGCAAGATCACACGAAAGAATTTTAAAAAAGCCATCATTGACGCGACACGGATTGCTGCCAGCGAAATGACCAAGCTTGAGGCTGACGATAAAGTCCGCGATAGCATCTCGGAATTTTTTAAGGTCTGCCATAGTTATCTTGGCGAAGTTGTCTGGGCCGAGATCAAAGAAAAGAACCTAAAGATTTTTATTCATTACGAGAATACGCCGATGTTGGCTTGGAACATTCCTATTGATATGTTCTTTTCACAGCAGGAGCAGTACGAAGTTGGCGTGAAAATGATTACCAGCAGTTTACAAGAATGTTTCATCTCGTTCTTCTTGTCTCCAGAACTGCGTCAATCCGTAATCAAAGGCGACGAGACGGCTATCCGAATTCTTTATAATTCTTTTAACCGCCCATCAATGGACTCTAGCGTAGTTAACCTCAAGATGCTGAAGGAATGCTTCCCCGACTTTTACAAGTACATTACCACTGAACTTGACATCATGACTGTTGAGCAGATGGAAGCTTTTGTTAAGAACAAGACTGGCAAAAAGGTCCGTGGCTCAAAGAAGGCTTAACTTGTACGAGAGACCGACAATTTCCACTGAGCCGCTATGGTTCGGTTTGGGTGATACGATGCATTTTTTGCCAGTAGTAAAAAAACTGAGCAAAACATTTAACTCTAAAATTGATATCATCACCCAGCATCCTCAAGTCTTCCGAAATAATCCTTATGTTGGCGCAGTCTTTGATCTCTCAAGTTACAATTTTAAGATACAAGACGGTAACCCTTACTTCTTTGCTCCATTAAGAAACAAGAACCCTTTCTGGTTTAATATTGATATTAAACAGTATATCGCCCACAGCCTTGGGTTTGAACTGCTTGACGAAGAAAGGGTTCTGGAATTTTACCCAGAACCATTTGCGAACACTAATTTGCCAAATAAGTATGTATTGATAACACCAGCGAAGCGTGGAGTCGATAGGGACTTTGGCAAAGATGGTTGGCAGAAATTAGTGAATGAGTTGAATGCAAATAATATTCCTGTTGTTCTTGAGGGGGCGGGCGACTACCATCAACTCGATGTAAAGCTAGGATTAAATCTTTGCGGCCAAATAAGTTCATTGAGCCAAACTTGGCATTTGATGAACAAGGCTCATTGTTACGTTACGTTCGATACTGGAATGTATATCTTGGCGGGCTCGACAACCACTCAAATATTTTTAATAGATTCTTATTTTGAGAATCGCTGGCACAAGCCTTTTAGAAACGGAAGCCTCGATTATAAATTAAAAGTAGTTGATGGCGACTGCGCCGAAAAGTGTTTGGGCAATTTAAAATACTACGTTCGCGAGTCTGGTCTTCAGCAGTTCAGAGTACAACAGTGCCAGCTAAAGTACGATTCTTTTAAATGTATTCCTAGTGTCGGAAAAACAGTTGGAGAGGTTGTAAATTATTACAATGCCCTACCTTAACTCAAACATTCCGACTTTCTTCGCTTACCTCAAGAGCGACTTTCTGTATAATAATACTAATAAAAATACAGAGTATATCCCCTGCGAAGTATTCGGCATCACCTCCTTAACCAGAAGGTGCCTAATGTTTCAGATTATGACAGAGTTTGGGTCGAGGCACGATAGAGTGCCAATTCATTATCTGGTCAAAGACCCAGAACATTCCAAGTTTGAGCTTGATTGGTTGCAGCTTTGGGACTGCTACTCTAATTCTCTTTCGGTTACTAGATACGAGTACCACAAGAATGCATCCGTAGAAGTGCAGTTGAAGAATCGTGAATGGGTTGAGGGCAAATATCTATTCACGATAGACTGGCATGATAACCCTGACGCTGCCTACGGCTATTCTGAAATGGCTGGGGGCCACAAGTGCGGCCACCTCATCTGGGG